ATACGAAACAAATACATCAATTATTTGACTTTCTTGACGATTTACTTTTAAATTCAATATATCAAAACTAAAATACATTATATCTGTAGTAACTAAACCAATCTTATTGATAGCATTAAATTCTCGTGTAGTTGTAGTTAAAGAACAATTCTTAAAATAGGGATTTTTTGAAAAGGTTGATAATAATAATTTAACTGCTTCATTAAAAAAATCAACATATGTATTTGCTATTCCATCTGTAGTATTTGTTGAACCAGTATAAGTTATACTAGCAGTTCCAGTATTATTATTTAAATTTATTCCAACACCATCAAGAGATATAAAAATAGTATATACACTCTTTTTTTCATCTTTGCTATAGTTAATATCCTTAATATAAATAACAATAAAATATTGTTTATCTTGAATCATTAAATTATTAATAATTTTACAAGAATTGTCGCAAAAATAATCCATATATTTTATTTTTATTTTTATTTTTATTTTCACAAATTTTTTAAAAAAATAATACATTAAGTAAACAAATTTTAAATCTTTAAAATGTATAAATGGCAAACATATTTACGCTAGAAAATATAGAAGATTTTTCAGAAAAAATAAGTATTGACGAATTATATGAAAAAAAGAGACAATATGATTTAAATCAAATGCATCTGTTCAATAAATTATTAAATCGTATTCATGTTCGTATTAAAACTACCTCCAGACAAAAAATGGACGAACAATTTTGTTGGTTTATTGTTCCTGAGATAATGATTGGTGTTCCAAAATATGATCAAGCGGCATGTATTGCATATTTAATAGATAAATTGAAAAACAATGGGTTTAATGTAAGATATATTCATCCAAATACGTTATTTATTTCTTGGATGCATTGGGTTCCATCGTATGTTAGAACAGAACTTAAAAATAAAACAGGAATTATTGTCAATGAATATGGAGTTAAAATAGAAGATTTAAATAATGATCCATCTAATTCTAATAAATTAACGTATGATTATAATCAACCAAATGATTTAATAATAAATATGAAAAACCCGGATGCTTTACAACAACAAAAAGAAAAAGAAAAACAATCCAAAAAAGATTATACACCTATTAAATCGTATAAACCTTCTGGAAGTTTAGTATACAATGATTCACTTTTAAGTAAATTAAACGATAAACTTCCTTAAAACAAACAAATATAAAACCCCCTTATAAAAATTATAGTAAAGTATGTTCTTCAACAGAAGCAAATAAATTGCGAGCTTTCATTAATCTTTCTCTCTTAGAAGTTTTTTTTAAAATATTTTTATTTCTTTTTGTTTTATTTCTTTTAATTATATTTCTTCTTGTTTGAAATTTCTTTTTTGTATCATACTTCATTTTTTGTATAATATATCATAATATTTATATTTTTACCTACATTTTTTTACCTAGATAGTATTTTACATTAACAATAATATTAATAATGTATTCATATAAAAATTTATTGACCTATAAATACAAGTCAGTAAATTTTTTAAAATATTAATTCTTATCTTTTACTTATTAGTTTTTAATTATGTTAATAATAAGTTTGTTTTTTTAAGCAGCAGATGCTTTACGGGAAGCAGAAGCAGCGGCAGAGGCATTACGAGAGGCGGCAGCGGCGGCGGCGGCAGCAGCATTACGTGCAGCAGAAGCAGCAGCGGCGGCTTTACGAGATGCAGATGCATTACGTGACATAGATGCTTTACGAGAAGCAGAAGCTGATGCAGAAGCAGCAGCAGCAGCTTTACGGGCAGCTGAAGCAGCAGCGGATGCATTACGTGCGGCGGCAGCGGATGCTTTACGAGAAGCAGCAGCGGATCTTCCACGAGCCATAGATGCGGATCTTCCGCGAGACATTGATCTAGAACGAGAACTTCTCATTGAACGACGACGATGAGTTTTTGCCATTTATATATATATTATACAAAAAAAAATAATGAAAGTGAGAATTTTAAATTTGCTTAATATTATTCTTCTACGAATTCATTTGTTTTGTGCCACCACATTTTATCCCCTTTTTTAACATTATAAATTGTCCTAAATATTGGAAGCCTTGACAATGGAACATTTACTCTATATTTGTCTAAAGGATGTGGATTTGTTTTTAATTGAGAAGCTATATTCTTCTTATTAATTTTTTGTCTTTGTTGAAATGCAAAATAAATAAAAAATTTCTCAAAGGATAATCTTTGAATTGGTAAAATATCTTTATTTTTTAACTGAAAATCTCTTAAATATTCTAAACATATCATTATTCCTGAAATATCCGCTAGATCTTCACCAATGGTTGGATAAACATCAAATTTTATTCCATCATAAGAAGCAAATACTTCATATTGTTTAACAATATCTTTTATAATCATGTTATACATTTTATTATCTTTTTCAGTCCACCAATTTTTTAACTTTCCATTTTCATCGTAATTTTTTCCCCAATCGTCTAAAGCATGTGACATTTCGTGGCAAAATGTGAATCCAACACGTGCTAAATTATATTCAATTCCTCTTGATTCTAAATTTACAAACGGTTTTTGGAGATATCCTAAAGGAATATCAATCGCATTTTCACTTGGTGTATAACTAGCATTTACAATATAGGATTGATTACTAGTAAATTTAGGAGGTACAGTAGACCAGTCAACAATTGGTAAGTCTACTTTTTTTTTCCCATCTAAAAAGATAAATCCTTCATGTCTATAATGGGAGATTTTCATTAAATTTCCCCAACCTTCATTCGCATCATAATCTAAGATAGGATCTTTAATAAAAATTTTATGAGAACCAATATTTATTTTAAAATTCTCTAATTTTTTGATTGCATAGTCTCTTGTTTTTGGTTGTAAAAAAGTGTTACGTTTTATAATTCTTATGTATAATGTTTTTAGATCTTGCGTCATAGATTTTACATAACTAATCACCTCTTTATTTTCGTACTTATCAATATACTCGTTATTTAAAAAACTATTAAATGCATAACCTAGAGAAAAAATTACTGGTAATTTACTCTCTGGAGGTGCTTTTTGTTCAATAAAGTTAAAATAATTTTCACGACCTTTTTTATTATTTAACTGTTCCATTTTTATGTAGATATAAACGTAATAAGTCCTCCATGGTAAACTATCCCATTCTTCTAATAAAATTTCAGTGAAACAAGATAGATAATTTAAACTTGTGGAAACAAAAGACTCTGGAACATTCTGGAAACCAAGAGCTTTTGCAAATTCAACCCAATTAAAATTAAATTTATTCATTGCATCCTTTTTAGTAACTAGATGATAGTTATTTTTGTCTTCAGTTTTAATACGATTACAAATTAATGCATTTAACATTTTTACTTCGCAATCGTAGACATCTTTCACATGAAATTTATGATTTTTTCCAAATGTATTTTCAAATAATTTTTCAAGATAATGTAGATATTTTTTAATTTGTTTTTTTTTATAGTATACATTTGTTCCGTCATTTAAATATAAGGTTACGTCCTCTAATGTTAATTTTCCTGGACTAATATAACTCTTATATTTTTCAGGTTGATAAGCATCCGTACCTATTGTCCATGTAAATGGAGATGCCCATTGATATATCTCACTATCATTCAATTTGGCAAGGAGTTTCCAAAGATTATCTTTCTTTTTTCGTAATTCATCTATTTCAGATAAATAGTTCATTGCGTACTCTCTGGATTGTTTACTAGTGTTAAATGTAATTTGAGAATGATAAAAATTACTTAAACATATTCCAAATTTTGTATTTTTAGTAGTAGGATTGGATATATATTTTTCAACAATTTCTAACAGTTCTCTATAAACTTTGTCTTGTACAAATCTAAAATTATCAATTTGAATTAAATATTCTTTCTCTGTTTCCTTTTCATAATCTTTTAACCATCGTTCATTAACATAAGAATAATAATCATCTGTTGGTTTAATATTGGATGATGAGGTATTCGCTTTTTTTAAATTATTTATAATTTCTTTCTCTAAATCAGTATTAATGGTTGAAAAATCTAGATTTGCGTCTTTAAATGCTTTTTCAATTTTATCTTCAAACGTATGATATTCTTTTAACTCTAAATTTTTACAAATTTCTTTTTGTTTTTCTATTCTTTTTTTAATGGTTTTATTTTTTTTTGTTTTTTTCCTTATATCATCTGTATGTTTTTTATAATATTTTTTAAAAGTTTTATTAATATTTTTATTTTGATTTTGATTTTGATCATTCATTGTATTATTTATAACTATATTATATATGAAGTTTTTATTTAGAAGTTTATTTTTTCATTTTATATGTATTCTTATTTTTGCACTATTATATAACACATTTTCATTTAGTTTTGATAATACTAATCATAATAATCGTACTACAATTTTAGATTTTTTATTATTAAGTACAACTATACAAGCGGGTGTCGGAATTTCTGGATTTTATCCAATAAATGCTACAGGAAAATTATTAATGACATTACAACAAATGATGATGTTATCTAATAATGTTTTTACATTATATTTATTTACATTATAATGTTTTGTCAAATTAAATATATAAAAGTGTAAAAGTGTAAAAATAATTTATAATATATTTTATTAAAATAAAATATGGAAAATAGAAAATATAAATTATCCATTGGAGCTATATTTAAAAATGAAGAACATTGTATCTTGGAATGGATTGAACATTATCTACATCATGGTGTAGAACATTTTTATTTAATTGACGACTCAAGTAATGATAATAGTGTTGAAAATTGTCGTCCTTATATTGAAAAAGGAATGATAACATTATTCAATCATGAAAATCAATGGGATTATTATTTGGGAAGACAACGAGATATGTATAATCATTATATATTACCACATATAAAAAACACCCAATGGTTAATAATGGTTGATTTAGATGAATTTTTATGGTCACCCATTCAAATAAACATATGTGAATTATTAATGAATCAATGTATGCATCTTGGTCAAATACAAGTAAGATGTATTCATTTTGCTTCTTCTGGATTTATTGAACAACCAAAAAATATTGTTGGAAATTTTTTAATGACAAGTAAATGTCATGATTTTAGGTTTTTAAAATATATAATTAATTGTAATTTTGAATTTAGTAATTTAAATGTTCATAGTGCAAGTTTTTCCAACAAAGATTATGAAAATGAAAAATATTTTATAATAGTAAATGATGATTATTTAGTATTTAATCATTATTCTATTCAATCATTAGATTTTTGGATAAAAATAAAATGTACAAGAGGAGATAGTGATAATTATAAAATTAGAACAATAGATGATTTTTATTTATATGATAAAAATGATGTAGAAGATAAGAGATTGTATGAACAAAATAAAGAAATTTTAGATAATTTATAACTTTTTAATGACGTTTTTTGTCGTTACAAACATTTATTTATTTTTATAAATCTAAATATATGTTTACATTTACCAACGAAGAAAAGGAAACAATAGCCAAAGAAATTAAAAATATTTCTATCAATCAAGTGGAGAGAGAAATGAATCAACTGATAGAAATAGGTTTTAATGCATCTACTATGAGTCCAAGATGTCGTATCGGAAACAACATAGTAGACTATTTCACCTTTCAACAGCGTTTAGAAACAAAAGGAAAATATAATAGTAACTTTTATGAATTTATTATGAATGTTGACGAATTTAAAAAGAAAAAATTTATTCAAAATATGCTTATTTATTATGAGACCGTTAAAAATAAAAATAATACGAAAAATGAATACATTGTTTTAAAGGAAGTGTATAATATTTGTATTAGTGCCATTAATATTATACGACCCCTAGTTTACATGGAAATATATTCCAAGTATAATCCCAAATGTGTATTAGATTTTTGTGCTGGATGGGGTGGTGCTGCAGTTGCAGCTTCCGCATTAAATATCCCACATTATATTGGAATTGAAATCAATACAAGTTTAAAAGAACCTTATGAAAAAATGACTGAATATTTAAAAACAAAGTCTACTTCTAAATTAGATATTATTTTTGACAATGCATTAAATATAGATTATCATCAATTTTCTTATGACCTAGTATTTACATCTCCACCATATTATTTTATACAAAAATATGAAAATAATATAGAATATAGTAATAAATATGACATGAATGAACAATTTTATAAACCAATATTTACAAAGGTTTACAATGGATTAGATAAAGGTGGACACTTTATCATAAATATATGTAAAGAAGTTTATGAAAATGTATTAATAAAATTATTTGGAGAAGCGAATGAAATATATCCGTATAAAAAAAGTAAACGACAAAATGAGTATCAGGAAATTGTGTATGTTTGGATCAAAGGGTGAAGAATATATATGGAGGCTACTAAAGACAGAGCAACTCATAACTTACATATAGACACCACCTAATCTAATTCTTGCACTGGGTTGTGCTCTCGGTTTTTGTCCAATATATTGTGCATATGCAGGTGAATATTTATTTATATTTTGTTGTTGTTGTTGTTGGTTTGGAATAGGATAACCGGGGTTATAAAATTTTTGTGGGTGACTTTGTAATGGGTGACTTTGTAATGGGTGACTTTGTAATATTTGTTGTCTTGCTTGTCCTTGTATTGTTTGTGTTTGGTTCCTGTCATGTTCCTCTACCACAAAATTTGTATTTTTTAAATTATTAAATGCATCATTTTGAACTTCTTTTTTTTTGGATTCTTCAATTTCCATTAAAAGCGATTGGGGAACTGGTTTTCCCATACTCATTAGATCTCTCACCATATTTTCCTTTCTTTCTCTCGTCGTAGGATAATAAGGGATATTTGACCAATTATCCGTTGTAACAACCGTTTGTTTTGTTTCTCTTAATTTATCCGGATTAACAATTTTTCTTTTAGGTTCTCTCAAATCGTAATTATAATATTGGTCTCCTTCAAATTTTATATGAGTTAAAAAAGTTAATATATTGATAAAAAATATTTTTGAATTATGAACAGCAAATATATTATCATTTGGATTATTTGACTTGGAATCAATCGTAAATTGTAACTTATGAATTGTTTTTAATCCATCTATTCCATTGTCTTTATCCATTCTCCAGGGATCTTTTTTACTTATGATTCTAGAAATTCCATCAAATAATTGTAATATTTCTGGACTACCTATGTTGTAAAATGTACTGCGATCTATTTTTAATCCAACACGATCGCAACGTTTTTGCAAAACATTATCTTCCATTCCCCAACCCCAAAAACATGGAAAACCATTTACTTTTTCAAAATCTGAACCTTTCATTACTACAATTCCACCTAAAGCGTATTTAAATCCATAATAATGTTTAACAGTTCCTTCTATTGTTTCGTAATCAAAAATTTTATTAAATGGAATTGTATCTACATCATTGAAAATAAAGGTAATGTTTTTATAATGTTCTGGATATTTTTCTTTCACTGCTAAAAACCCAATATTTTTTGTTGCACCTCTATTAAATGTTCTTGCGTCACATTGATGAGAAAAATAAATTTCATAGTCATCACAATCTTCCAAAATAAAACTCATATATTTGCTAAAAAAGAATTTATGTTGAACACGATTACGATAAGGAACAATAAAAACACGTTTAGGAACAGTTAGGATTTCTTTAGATAACGACATATAATATTAGATCTACCGAAAATAAAAATCAAAATCAAACAAAAACATATTAAAGATAATTTTTGTTATTATTTATCTATTTATCTAAACAATGATTTCTGTTCTATTATTATTAGTATTTCTATTTGGTTCCTATTCGCTAGAACCTTCTGACTTGGTTAAATGTAAAACTTGTAAATGGTTTGTAAATAGTAAAAAAGGTTTGGAAGAAGAAGGATTATGCAAACTATTTTCAAAAATAATGATGAACAAACAAAAAAGAATCGTAAAAGTGTACAATAATGCAACAAAATATTGTAGAAAACGTGAAAACCTATGCGGAAAAAAAGGAAAATTACATATGGATATAGAAGAAGAAAATACAAAATCTAAAGAAAATAAAAATACAGAAGAAATTACAGAAGAAATTAATAAAGAAATTACAAAAGAAATTGTAGAAAAAATAACAGAACAAATGACAAAAAATAATAATGACACGATTGAAGAAATATTAAATATGAGTAAAGAAACATATGATTATTATAATTTTCTTACTGGGAAGCTAGATGAAGATCCAACTACCCCTGAGTAATCACTCTAATAATTAATTTTCTTACACCTTTTCTCATTTAAAACGCCCATTTTAGATGAGAAAATTAAATTATATACACATATTTTATTAGTTTATTGAATGAATAATTAATGCTACATTTTCGTGATAATAACCAGACATACCAGTAGGTGTTCCGTTCATTCCAATCCATTCATAATGTACTTTATTTTCTGTAATAAATTCATAAAACGCTTTGAGTTCTCCATTATCTCCATCAAAACCTGGATAATTTACTAGTTCATCAAAAACAATAATACAATCTGTATCAATATAATCCTTCAATACATCAAATATATATTTTGTAGAACTATAAAGGTCAGCATCCAGATGAATAAATGAAACTTTTTTATTATGTGTATGTATAAAATTGAGTAATGTTTTATCAAACCAACCCTTTATCAATTCAACGTTGCTATTAACTTGTGGTAAATGACCATTTCTATTAAATGCGCCTTTATCAAAACCATCACGCCATTTTTCAGGTAATCCTTCAAAACTATCAAACCCATACACTTTATCATTTGTAAATTTTGAAATATAGTTAATAGTATTTCCACTTGCTACACCAAACTCTAACCATAAAGTATTTGGCTTATGTTGTAATTTCATATGTTCAAATATATATGTTAGAGGATATGTATTAACATTTGGAATATTTTGAATTATGCTTAACATTTATATATATATATATTATTTTATTTTAGATTAATTTAACGCAAAAATGGGCGTTTTAAATGAGAAAAGGTGTAAAAGGAATAAATGATTACAAAGATGAATATTTTTTAATAATCACACTAGGAAGTAATTCATCTTTGAAATTTTCCAATTTTTTGTGACATTTATTAATGGTAACTTCACTAATTTCACTTACAATCTTGACATCTCTTTTTGAAATATTCAATTTACAATATTGTGAAATAAAATATACGACTCCTGCTGCAATAGAATGCGGTGTATTTTCTGGCATAATATTTAATTTTTCAATTTTCATTGATATAAATTGACATACTTTTGTTAGTTCATTATTGATATTTAATTTGCTGCAAAATCTTTCAATAAATGCTTCTGGTCTGGTTCTTCCAAAATTTGTTTTATCAGCATTAACCATATCTTTTTCAATATTATTAATAATTGCTAAAGCATTTTTACATCCTTTGGTTGAACTGGTTACATCTAAATGAAAGATATTTGCAATTTCCTTTGCTGTTCTAGGAAAATTATTTATCCTACATGAAATGTAAATAGAAGCTGCAATAATTCCGTCCCGATTATCTCCTCTAAAAGTTAAATCATATTCTGATATTTTTTTATGATATCTTATTGCGTCATCAATAATCATTTTTGGAATTCCTGCATTATGTGCCATAATGGTAATTTTTTGAAATTCATCATATTGAGATTTTTCTTTGTAGGGCATAGATTGCCACTCGGTATATCTTCTTATTTTTCTCATTTCATAACTCATAGAACCATTGCATAGTACTTTACATCCATAGGACGATTCTTCTAAAAGAGGATTAATTGGCATTCCACATCTTGTAGGGTCAGAATTTTGATTGTCATCGGCACCATAATATCTCCATTCAGCAGTTTGATCAACAATGTCTTTATATATGATACCACATTTTGAATTCATACAGGTTAAAAATCCTTCATCAGAAAATGCTAAATTACTTTCACATCGTTCACACATTTCTCTGTTTCCAATGGTGCGATATAAACATTCCAACGGAACTTTCTCTTTTTTTATATTTGATTCTTCCATTTCGGTATCAAATATATTCCATAATTCCTTTTTATTTATGATAGAATCCTTTCTTTTTTTACTTTTATCATTATTACTTTTCATTTCTTATAAGAAGATACAAAAGAAATTTTTAATTCAATTTTATTTATCTTATTTTAATATCTTTTTTAAATATCTTTTTATTAAATATCTTTTCATTAAATATCTTTTCATAATATATTTTTATAAAAAGATATATATAACAGTATAAATGGGAAATTCACCATCATCTAATTCAGAAAATTCAGATAAAAAAGATTTTGATAATTTTTATGATATTATAGACTATATTGCTACTTATTATATTTTAACTATGGACTTTAAAAGTTTAAGCAAATTATCAGAAAAAGAATATTGTGACAAGTTAGTGATTTTAACCTCTGACATTATCAATAGACACTTTAATGATACAGAAATTACTTATTTAGCTCAAAGAATCAAAAATGGTGTGGAAGTAAATGAATTATCCAAAGAAAAAGTAACTTATGTCAACAAAGATCAACTAGAAAGTTTAGATGTTTCCAATGATGCAAACAAAAGTATCAAGAAAAAGCGTGTATGTATTGGAATTGCAAAATTCTATGTAAAAATAGCTCATATATTTGCAGCAATTGTCATGACGATCAATCCTGTTTATACATATAAAGATTCCTATGGAAATACTGTGAAAACAGGATTGATGGAAAAAGATAAAATTCCTAAAAATGTACAAACCAAATTGTATAAATTGAATATTTGTGACAATCGGATAAGAGCTCTTAAAAAGGGAGAATTTGTAGATGAGGTAAAAAAAGAAGCTACTATGCAACCTAAAGTTTGTGATATGAATATAAATGATAATGGAACAGTTAAATCATTAGCGGATGAGCCGGGAATAACAGAATTAATGAAATTATATTTAGATGATAATTATGATTATTCCAACGGTTCATTTACAGGCATGTCTGAGACTACCAAGGCTCAATATATGAAGGATTTAAAAACCTTTTACACTGCTTTTACTGGGAATGAAACAATGCCTAATGAAATTACAAGGTTTAGCGATATTAAATTAAGAGACTATAAAAGTAAGGTAGGTTGTCAAGGAAACAATCCAATATTAAAAAATAAATATACAATTTCAAGTAAAGATGAATTATTTGTTAAATATGCTGCAAATATTAAAAATATGATTGAAACTGCTGCTAGTAATCAAAAAAAATTATTATCTGTAATCAACGAGTTATTTACTTTTGTAGAAGACCCATATAGTAAAAAGAAAAAAATTCGTGTGAATCCACAGCTAACCGAAGAATTGTTGCAAAAATCAGTAGAAAAAACAAGAAGGTTGATTATTGATTTGTATGTGAAATGTGAAATGGATTATGTAAATGGAGTTAAATTATATGAAGCCATTGTTGAATCCAAAATATTAGAAACTACCCAAAAACAAATTGATAATTTAAAATTAAATGCGGAAAAAATAATTAGTGATACAAATAAAACAGCAACCAATAGTACCACTAGTACTTCGCAACTTATTAATAATGGTAATGGTAACAATAATATTCAAATAAATCCAAATTTTAATCCAACAAATAATCAAAATGATAACAATTTACCAAATTGTAAACCAACTACTTATAGTCCACCAAATTTCCAAAGACCAAAATTTCAAAAACCAAATTATTCATCTTCTACATCCTCACTTCCTAGTCCTCCGTTTATACAAAGATCGCCTTCTACAACGAGTTATCAACCTAACACCTATCAACCCAATAACTATAATCCAAATTATCGCCCAAATAACTATACCTATACTCCAAATTATCCAAGACCAGTATTAAGTAGACCAGTTCAACCTATTTATCCATCTACTACTTCTTATCCTTCTCTTCCTCCTAACCCTAATCCTAGTCAGTATAGACCACCATTCCCAAATTAAATATGATCCGAATAACCTAAAATAAATATTATTTTATACAAAATAATAATATTTATTACAATCTTTTATTATACCTTTTTTTATACCTTTTATTCATAATAATTACTTTCATCGTCACTAATTTCTCGTATCATACTAACAGAGGTGCTTGAAGATTCTTCATCCTCTTTTTTATTTGTAATTCTTTTTCTATATTTTTTTTCATAATGTTTTCCTTCTTCTCCACATAAACTACTATATTCTCTTGCTGTAGTAGCATATTTATAATCATAATTATTATGTTTTCCATCAACCAAAAAACGTCTATTAGCATTGGCGAATAAAGTACATTTTCCAAATTCAGATTTACCAGTCATACTATCATTAATAAAATGTTTACAATTTATACAGAATTTTGTTTTTTTTGGTATTGTAGAATTACTACATGATAAAAAGGAAAAAAATAGAAATATATTTAATAAAATTCTATTCAAAAACATTCTAGTTCCTTGATATTCATGACGAAATATCTTTAAATTGGTTTTGTTTTCTATTTATTTTTCATATTTTTCTCTCTTGAATCAAAAAAGAAAACCATTTTACAAAGAAAAAAAGAAAGAAAAAACAAACAATTTAAAATAGTTATTATAATATATAACAAATGAAATATATAAATTATTTATTTTTATTATTTCCAATGACAACCAGTTGTGAAAAGACAATTCGAAATATAAATATCCCTTCGTGTAAAAAATGTATTCATTATAAACCAGCTCCTTATAATTTTGATTTTACATCAAGCTATAATCGTTGTGAAAAATTCGGTGAAAAAGATATTATCACAGATAAAATTAAATACGATTTTGCAGAATTATGTAGAAGTAATGAATCACAATGTGGAAAGGAAGGAAAATATTTTGAAGAAGAAGAGAATTTGGATATGAAAATATTTCTGCATAAAACTATTTACTTATTTACTGTTACAATGCCTATATCAAGTGTAGTAATACTTTATTTTTGTATATTAGCATTACCTCTTGATTAAAAACATTTTTTAGAAACAATTTAAAGTAATAGTAGATATTATAACATATTATATAATACAAATGAACTATATAAAGTATTTATTTTTATTATTTGCAACAACAACAACAACAACTGGTGAAAAGATAATTAAAAATATAAACATAAACACAATTAAAGATGCTAATTATCCTTCTTGTAGAAATTGTGTTTATTATAAACCAAGTTCTTTTACTAGCGATTATGGTTCGTCAATAAGTAAATGTGAGAAGATTGGTGAGAAAAATATTATTACTGGTGAAATAACATATAACTATGTTGATAGTTGTAGAAACGATGAATTAAAATGTGGAAAAGAAGGAAAATATTTTGTAGAAGAGAGAAATTTGAATTTAAAAATTTTTACTCACGTATTCATTAGTAGTATTCCAAATACACTTGTTGTTTCATTACTTGTATTGGAGTTTATAAATATATTAAAATATAATGAACATAGCTAATTTACTTATTCTTTTTCTTTTTATTTTTTATTTTCTACTTTTTACAATGGTTCATAATTAAATAATTTAAAATCCATAAAATAATATTGATTAATCATTGTTTTCGCATTTTCCGATAAATAACTCATATAATTGATTTCATTATCAAAAGGGTTTATTTTATAATTTTCAAAATCATTGTATCCATATTTCACCATATCTTCTATCATGGTCTCATTTTTAATAATTTTTATATTTTTAGGAATGGATAAATCATCACCACCAGTTAAATATAAATATTGAGGTTTTTTACTATTATCATAAAAATTATCTGTATATAAATATTTGGTAATTATTTTTTCAATTTGACTTTTATTACATGATTCTAAATCAATCAAATTAAAATAAAATAAACTTGATATTATTCTACTGTAAGGTGATCTTACTAATGCGATAATTTTTAAATTATTAAATTTAATATTAAAATAATTATTTTTACTAGAAAAAATTTCATTATAACTAGTATGTTGTAAAGAATGATTATCTAAATTTATTTTTTGCAATTTATCGTTTGTAAAATGATGTTTAGAGGAATATAATGTATCTATGGTTCTAGTCAAAGATAATTGTGTGTAAAAATAGTTTTCAAGGATAGAACCTCCTGTTTTTGGAATATGTATGAATAATAAATTAATGTCTTTGAAATATGGCATTTTATAGATTATATATATTATACAAAAATTATATATTATACAAAATATATAATTGTTTTAATTTTTATAGACCAAAAAATTAAATTTAATTAGATGCAGCAGAAAATTTCTTGGCCATGGCAGCAATACCTTCTAATCCTCCATGTTCTTTCATTCCTCCTAATAATCCTTCTGCTTGTTTCATAATTGGTGCCATTCCTTTAATGAGAGGCCCCATTCCTTTCATTGCTTCAGCTAATTGTAATTGTTGATTCATTAATCCTTGTGTATCCTGTGTTAATTTTTTAATTCCATCACCTCCAATTACTTTGTTTAGTTCATCATATGCATCTTCAATGGTTGCCGCATAATCAATATCGTATCCACCTTTTTTCTTATCACGTCCTACTTCAAATGGTTCACTTGGTTTACTTGGTTGAGCATAATTTGAATTAGGTTCATCTAATGGTACAGTAGGTAAATTATCAGAAGATGTGGGTGCAGATGGTTTAGAAGGGGTTTTAGGTTTATCACCAGAGTTAGGTAATTCTGGTTTATCTTTTGATCCTTCTTCAAATCCTTCTCTACTACTATGTCTATTTTTACTCATAACGAATATGTTTACTAAAATAACTGGAACACTAAGAACAATGATCATATTTTTACTAAAGTTTCCTACTAATAATCCTAATAATATAAAATAAACAACAGCATCTATATTTCCTGTAATAATATAAAATAACATATTTATCAATGCAATAAAAAAGACAACATGTAAAACATATTTATTGGTAAGAATTTTTGTCATTTCGGTTTTTAATTTCATTTTATTATATATATATATAATGAAATTAAAAAAATTGATTTATAAAATTTATTATTTAAATATTTATAAATAGGATTCAATTAATAATATTCGTTAAATTAATAAATGGAAGCAAATGATGAATATCTTGTATATGATGGTGATTCTGATTATTCACATGATGATGATGATGAAGAAATCTATGAACCTGAAGAATTAAGTTCTACCAAATATAATATTGTGTTATGTGAAATATATAATGATTTAATATATAATAGTATAAATTTGAATACTAGAACAACTATTACTAATAATATTAATAATTTGTTACAGCTAAATACTCATTATATCGTAATGTATAGATTTAAATGTTATAATAAAATTCTCATTGATGGTTGTATTATGGATTATTTATTTGATCTAGATCGCTGGCCAATCGGAAGACCCATTAGTCATCCAATCATCCATAATTATACGAATATTTGTTTAAAAATTAAACCAGAAATCGCGGAATGTATTTATTTAAAAACAGGTGAATGTATATGTATTTTAAAAACATTTTGGTTGCGTTTAATTCAACGAACGTGGAGAAAAATTTTCAAACAACGTCAACATATGTTTCAAATGCGTCATACATTGAAATCCATTAGATATAGAGAAATATATGGAAAATGGCCTGCATCATGTAATAACATGCCTACTATACATGGAATGTTGTCTTATTTATTCAGATAATATAATATAATATATATAATTTATATAATTTATATAATTTATAGTTGACAAATTTCTTTCATTAATAAATTTAATACTCTTTTGTGTTCATTACATGTTTGATCGTTATGAGTACTTTTATCATCAGATAAATAAATACTAGGAACATTTATTGTATAATTAATAATATTTTCTGCATTCTCATATGTTTTATTTATATGAATTGCTAGAATTGTAAAATTATTATGATATGTATTTTTAATAAATTCTCTTATATTACATAATTCACTATAATTATCATTATAACGATTTCCAAATTCATTATATATATCAGCTTCACTTGTGTATACAAATAAGACTCTTTTTTTGTTCTGTAATATTTCATATAATCGTTGAAATCTTCTTTGAAATGATTGGATAGTTTCTTCATATTTATCGTCTAAATTCCAATGACCAAACCATACACCATCATTATTAAGAACAGAATTTTTTTTTGGAAAAAAATCATCAGGATTTTTTAAATATTTTAATATAATCCATGGTGTTGTTGGAATATAATCAAATGGAAAAGATTCTTTATAGACATTTAATTCACGTAATATACTTGTAGTAATACATTTGTTTCCAATAGATACAACATGATCGTAATCATAAATATTTATATGGGTTGTAGGTTTTAAATAATCCATTTTATATAATAGTTTTATAAAATAATTTTTGATTTTTTCTTCATTCTTTTTATTTTTTTATTTTTTGTTTTTATTTATTAGTAGAATCTATAAAATATTTATTTTGCATTCCCATAAAATATCCTAAAGAGGCTTCTTGTTTTTTATCCAAATTCATCCAAATTAATTTGATTACATTTTCTGGAAATGTAACCAGTCTTTGTTTAACAAAATCATAAGTTTCAGATTTTTTATATTTTTTAAC